CAAAAGTTACACAATGGTTATCTAATCCAAAAAATCAAGAGCTTACCCTATCAATGTCAAAAAACGACCAAGCTGCACAAATTGGTATAACCCCAGACCAGTACGAAAATGCAATGGCTAAACTTAAAACAGAAATATAAGTAGATCTTTCCATTTGGAAGAAACTAATCGAAGAACGCAAGGCCAAGAAGCTTTGCGTTTTTTGCTTTTATTGGGCCAAGATTAGTATATTTACATTGATATACTGGCTAAATAAATAATAAAAAATGATGGCCAGTGCAAAAAGTAAACGAAATGGCATTTTCTAGAGACAATTCAATTATTGTATTTGATTTGGATGACACACTAGTGGTTACCAATGCAAAGATCCTTGTTAAGGACTCCTTAACTGGCGAAACCTTTGATCTTACTCCACAGGAGTTTAATGAATATGAAAAGGAACCTCATCATGAGGTTGACTATAACCAATTTAATGATGCTAATATTTTAAAGGCTGGAAGATTAGTTGAATGGGTACTTAACATATTACGTTCTTCTTATGAATCCGGGACTGCTGTCGGCATTATTACAGCTAGAGATAATAAGAAACTAGTCAGAGAATTTTTGTTATCCCATGGTATCGATATTCACCCCAACCTAATATATGCAGTTAGCGATCCAGAATTTGGATTCGATGGAACAATTGCAGAAAAGAAAAAAGAAGCCTTTCGTAAACTAATGGCAAAGGGCTTTACTCATTTTACTTTTTATGATGATGATCGTAAAAACCTACAACTTGCAAAAAGTTTAGAAGATGAGTTTGAACAAATTACAATGAAGACCCGAAAAATCGGTCGCACTCAAGTTCCAAAGTTAGATATTAAAACAGTAGGAATATTCAGTGGTAAATTTAAACCACCTCATGCTGGTCACTATGAAGCAATTGCAAAAATTGCAGAAGAAAATGACAAAGTTCACGTTTTTATTTCTAAAACTGAAATGGCTGGAATTACTGGAAAGGCTGCAGAAGCAGTATTAGAATATTACCTTGAAGATTTCGATAATGTTGAATTACACTTATCCGAGGTTACCCCAGTTAGAAGTGGATATGAATTTGTTGAGGCTCTTGGTCAAACGCAGTATGCGCCAAACACTATAGTTAATCTTTATGCAACTGGTAAAGACATGCCACGATGGGCTGCTATGGAAAAATGGCAAGGATCAATTTCCAAAATTAACCGAATTGAAACAGAACGTCCTGAATTTGGAGGAAACTCTGGTTTAGAAGGAGATGAAGATGGAGTATCTGGAACTCTTATGAGAGAGTTTTGGTTAGCTAAAGATTTTGATAGTTTTTCACAGGGGATCCCTGAAGGAAAGGATGCTAAAAAGGTTTGGATGATATTAGGCGGAAAACTTGAAGAGGACCTGCTAACCCCGGAGTTATTCAGAAGCCGCATAGTAAGTAACCCAGATATGGATATAAACCCACCAGACCGACCAATGCAAAGAGCAGCTGGAACTAATAGAATACCTGCTCAATGGGGTGCATACAGAGGAAGCCGACAAGAACTTGGAGCAAATCCAGGATCTGGTACAAATCACATAAAAACTTTTTCGGACTATATTTCCGATAAATAACAAAAAGAATTTAAATAAAAATGGTTAAGTCATTTCAAAACTATTTTGGTCTAAACGAAGACGCAGCAGCGGATTTGGTTACCTTAAATCAACAAGAAGCAGATGCAATGAAAATTGTTAATGATGCTCAAGTTAAATTAACTGAAATTAGAGCAAAAATCAAAGCTGCTACTGTTAAACAGGCAGAAGAACAAAAGTTAGCTGCTGCACAGGCACCAACTGTATAATTAAAATAACGCAAATCGCGTGACTAGACAAGAATTAATATCAGACATTATTGATGAAGTAACGTTTTCGGGATCCCTTCCATATCAACTTCCAACCAAAGAAGTCGAAAGGGTTATAAAAAATGCCGAGAACTATTTTTATGATAATTGGCAATATGCTCTAGATAAAGCGTATTTGCAAATTCCAATTGATGTATTTAAGGCCAGCCAATTTAAAGCAAGCCGCACGATAACTTTACCAGAATGTGTACAGTTTGTACATAAAGCGGTTGAGCCAACTGGGGCTTCTGTATTTTCAACAATTGACAGAGATTTTGGTGAAAATAAATTTGTTGGAGCAGAAATGTATTTGACACCGTTTGTTGGTGAGTCTCTAATGTATAGAACAATTATGTTTTCATTCCTAGATTTAACTAGAGCCTTTCTGTTAGATACAATCGCATACGATTATAATAAAAACACCAAATTATTAACTGTACTTGGAAGAACTCCAAAAAATGGCGCAGTGTTAGAAGTTGCAAAGAAAATCGAACCATCTGATCTATATGAAGATGAAATGTTTCAAAGATATTGTAGAGCAAAATCTAAACAGAGGCTTGGTGAAATGATTACTACATTTGACTATGCACTACCTGGAGATGTTAAAATAAATTACACAAACCTTGTAACAAAGGCTGACACTGAAATGGCATCTGTTATGGAAGCAATTAAAGGAGAAAATTCAGCAGGTTGGATGTATACAATGAGATTCTAATATGATTACAGATATTTACATACAACACCAAGGCGAACCCAGATATGATGAAAATCTAATGGTTGAAACTGAGGAAATGCTAATATTATTAGCGCAACTTAAAATGACGCTAATGACATCAAAGGAATCTGTATTAGGCGCTGCTAGTTTTGGAGTAGACGAAAATCGTATGTTATTTGACTTTTCAGAATCTTTTAATAAAGTTTCTTTAGAAAATGAAATTCGATATCAACTAAAGGAATACTGCACTCTTCTTAAGAATAGAAACTGGGAAGTAGAAGCATATATTGTTCCAGATGGAACTGACCAATATCGAGACGCTATCCACGTATTACTAACAATTGATTCTAATGTTAGATTTGTTATTGCATACGAATAACTAAACTTATTAAAAAGAAAAAGCCGCGTATGCGGCTTTTTTTATGAAGTTTGATTTAATATTATAGTGCTCCTGGTGCGCCTAATTCAGTTGCAGTTTCTTTACCTGCAGCAGGTTCAGCCGCGGCACCACCTTCGGGTGCAGAACCAGATTCGGGAGCAGCGCCAGCCGCAGCGGCCTCGCCAGCTTCACCCTCTCCAGTTGGAGTTTGGTTCATATAGTCTTTATTCTTTTGAAGATCTTCATCGCTCATACGTAAATATTCTTTAACTAAATATTCAGTAGAGAAGTATGGTTTACCTTCATCATCAACAACTCCTTTAAGAGCGTTAAGAGTAGCAAGACGTTTATTAAGTAAATCTTGTTGTTTGATTTCTTCAAATACATTATCATCATGCCAGTTAATACCAACGGCATTTTTAAAACGATAATCATCCTTTAAGTCCTTAAAATCAAGGCACATTTGAAGATATAGAGGTTTAGTTAGCAATTCTTTAAATGCTGAACGAAGTCGAGTTATAAACTTATTATAACGGATCTCTTCACGACGAATACCTTCAGCATTCATTGTATATTGACCTGAACCATTTGCTGAATCCCATCTTGAATATGGAATTTTAGAGTCCATTTTTAATTTTTCCTTAAAGTAGTTAAGTAATTCAGAACCTGACATATTAGGACCTGCATACTCCAATGGAGCAATCTCAATAGCTTGATTTTGATCATTAACTGGAAGAATATAATTCTTATAAAACAATAGATTTGGTCTACCATCTACTTGGATTTCTCCAGAATTTGTATCAAAGAAAATATCTTCTTTTAATTGATTTGCAAACTCTCGAACATCCTCTTTTGCTTTATTTAAAGACTTACTTCCAATAGGAACTTTAGTCGTTAAACGAATAGGTGCATTCATTGTATGCCAAATAACTTTAGAGTGCTCAATAACACGCATTAGGTTAAACGATCTTACCATTCGTTCAACAAATGAAATACGCTTTGTTCTAAAGTGGTTTGAATAAGATAAGTAGATAATTTGAGAGTCAGTAAGGGTTCTTACTTTAGATTCACCTGGAACTTTTTGAGCCCATTCCAAAAAGATCTTTCCTACTGCATCCTTTTTAATTTGTGGATATAGTGTAGATGGATCAATTTCTTTAAATCCAATAATTTCTCTTGGATTGTTTAGGTCATCATAAAGAATTTCAAAGGCCAAGTGACCTTCAATTAACCATTGATAGAAATACTGCCAAGCGGAAATTCCTTCATTGAATCCCCAAGCATTGTAAACCTTTTCAAAGTTTTCATTATACTTATCAATAACCTTTTCTTGATATTTAAGACGTTGCTCTTTATTTTTACCTTTATAGAGCATTTCTCCAACTAAGTCATTTGGATATGCAAATCTATTATCTTCATCAAATACAATAACGTCATCTGTAATAGATTCAATTACGAATTCAATTTCACCATTTGATGCAAGATCACGTAAACGTTCTCTTTTAGTTGCATAATCCAATTGAAAAAATGCAATTGCTTTAGTTCTAAGAGCAGAGGTAGTATCTGAAATTGCCATAGTTGCTCTAGCCAGTGAGTCTTGTTGACCACCGACTACGCTTCCTCTGGCTTGCATTAGTTGACTTTCAATAAATCCTATCGATTGTGAGTTCTTAATTAAAAGATCTTCGTACTTCATACCAACTCGGCTTAAATCTGATAGTCGTGATTTAAGTCCTCCTAAGCCGATATTGTCTAGAAATCCTGCCATAATTATGCGTTAAATTGTGATATTACGGATTCCATGCTTATCGATCTAGTTTGTATGCCATCGAAGATATTGGTTTGAGCAATTCTAGGCACCAAATGGAATGGAATAAGCGTTGGGTTAGTAATATTTGCTTTTTGATATTTATTTACTGCGTAACGGACGTTAAATTTACCACCGCTCGCATTTTGAAAGATATCCACCATGGCAAACGGATTTGCATTAAATCCCATAAGTGGAGCGTATTCTGGAAGTTGATATAACTTTCGGGTATCACCAATGAATTG